AAGAAAGATTGCAAGAGACTCTCGCAGGAATGGATTTAAATTCACCAACAGGTCTTCGAGATGCTGCATTAGCCATTCAATCTGTTGACCCATTACGCGCCGCTACACTAAGACAAGCTGCGCTAGAAATGCAAAGAGAAACAACCGACAGGGAAAGAATTGCAGAAGACAGGCTAAGAACTCAAGAACGGCAAGATGAAGCTGATGCTAGGAGTAAAAGACAATTAGAGCTTTCAGAAAAAGCAGATAAAAGAGCAGAAGAAAAACAAGATATATCTTTAACAACTAGTACGTTAAACAATCAAAGAATTCAACAAGGAATAGATGCTACACAAAACGCTCTTGAAGAAAATGAAGCAAATCAAGTTGTTTATGACAATCAATTAACAACACTAAGAAATTCTTTGTCTGACAATGACCCAATAAAATCAATGTTGGTTGGTAGAACAATTCCTATTAGCACTTTAATTAATATTGGTTCTGCAAAAAATAAATCAGACAGTATTCAAATAAAGAAATTTTATGATTCAGCTACCAATAGTTATTATTTAAAAGGAGTTAATACTCAAAATGGAGATATTGAATACACTATTCCAACTGGAGAATCAGAAACTATTTCTTTAGGCAACACTTCAAAAGATTTAAGAGAGAATTATGAAGAAACTATTGATGACAATGATAAATTAAAACAAATTTATGAAGGCACTTGGAGAGGAGATCCTTTAATTTCAAAATTAGGATTGGTTGATTTGCTTCATAGGATGTCTACCGCATATGGAAATCAAGTTCAAGCAGAACAAACTTTGATAGAAATGGCGGGTAATAATGAAGGAATACAAGACATAAAAGCAGGAAGGTTTTCAGTAGAAGAAGGAGAATGGAGTATTGTAAATGACTGAAACTAAAGTCACATCTCCCTCTGGTAAAATAATTACAGTTACTCATCCAGAAGGTGCTACAAAAGATCAAATTATTGCTTATGCTAAAAATCAAAGCATTCCTTATAATTCTGAAGAAAAAACAGCAGATGATTTTTCTGCAATAGAAAGATTTAAATACGCATGGAATACTACTGAAACTTTTACTGAAAATGCAGGAATTTTATTAGACTCAATATTACCTATTGGTAACGTATTTGCAGGCAGTAGTGGTCATGGTTTTTATGCTTCACCAAACGAGTTATATGGTGAAGATTTTATGGATTTAGGAATTGATCAAAGAAGACAAAGAATACAAGCAGTCAGAGATGCCAAACAAAAAGAAACGTATCCAGAATTAACAAGAATTTCTGAGTCTGGAGAAGGGCTTGGAGCAGCAGGTATTTTTGGTTCTTTTTCAAACGCAGTTCTTGATCCAACAACCGCTTTTCCTATAGGAAAAACACCTAAAGCAATGGCTGCTATAGGAGGTTTAATTAGCGGAAGTTTTGAAGCAACTAGGTCTTTGGCAGAAGAAGGAAAAATAGACCCTTTAATGACCGCTGTTTATACAGCAGGCGGTGCTGTTGCTGCTCCTGTATTAGACAAAGCAGTAAGGTCAATTAAACCTGGATACAACTCTTTAAAAAATGCAATGAACTCTGTTAAATTTCCAAATCAACAAAAGTCTGCAAATAATACAATAAATAAAATTAATAATAAAATTATTGAGCTTCAGGGAGAAGGTCTTGAAGATTCTAATTTATTAATAGCAGCAGTAGAAAGATTAGGAATTAAACCAAATAAAGCAATTAAAGATATAGGTATTGCTACTCAAAAAATAGAAATACCTGAAAAAGAAATTAGCGCAGGGTTGCTTGAAATAAAAAACGGACTTCAAAATAACTCAGGAAATATCAGTAAGCTTTATTCTGAATATGTAGAAACAATGTCTCAAGGATTAAAAAATATAGATGAAAATCTTTGGCTAAATACAAAAAAATTAGAATTAGATCTTAGAGTAAAAAGCGGTGAATTTATTCAAAGAATTTCAAATCTTGCAGAATTAGAAAAAAACTTACCAAAAGCTGTAAGAACAGAATTTACAAAAAGACTTTATAATGGTGATTATCCTGGAGCAGGTCAATTAGCTAAAGATAATGGTGTTGAAAATGTTGTTACTAAAACACAAGGAAAAAAATTTGTATCAACTGTAGATGAGGTTTTATCAAATACTCAAAATGTTTTGGAAGACATATATAAATATTCTCAAAAAGATGTAAAAGATAAAATACCGTATCTTATGGATTACTTCCCAAGAAAAGTTTTAGATAGTGACGGCATTGGAAGGTATTTTGGTAAGAGCAGTAAAAACAATACATTAGATTTTATGTATAAACAAAAAGCAAAAATAATAGGAAAAGAAGTTGATGACTTAACTAAAGAGCAAAAAGCAAATGTTTTAAATCATTATATGTCGGGAAGTAGCAAGTATCTTCCTAAAGGAACTCCATCTTCATTTAAAGAAAGAAAAATACAAATAATTGACGACGATCTAATGCCTTATTATGGAGAAAGCGCAACAGATTCTTTAGTTTCTCATATTAATAGAGTAGTAGACTACGTTGAAAAATATAAATATTTTGGAAAAAACGGAACAACAAAAAAAATAGGAGATGAAATAGATTTTGAAAAAAGCATTGGTGCAATTGTAGAAAAATTAGAAGGAAAAATAACTCCCAACGATATAACAAAAGTTAAAACATTATTAAATGCCAGATTTGGAAATGGAGAAAAAGCTCCTTCAGAGATTATAAGAGACATTAAAGCTTTAACTAATATCATTACTTTGGGAAATCCAATATCTGCTACTACTCAATTGGGAGATTTGTTTGTTAATGGATATAGATTTGGAGGTAAAAATGCTTTTCAAGGAATCGTTAGTGCTGTAACTGGTAAGAATATTATTGATGTAGAAGACTTTAATATAGTAAATCATATTGCTCAAGATTTTTCTGACGTTAGTAGGCTATCAAAAACTTTAGATAATTTTTTTACTTTTTCTGGGTTTAGAAAAGTTGATAGATTAGGAAAAGATTCAGGATTGCAGTCTGCTTTTAATAAAAACACAGCATTATCTAAATCTGAATCAGGAATTAAAAAATTAAAAAATGAATACGGAAATGCTTTTGGTAAAGAATTTGATAGTTTAGTTAACGACCTAAGAGAAGGAAAAGTTAGCGAAAACGTAAAGCTTCTTATGTGGACAGAGATAACAGGATCTCAACCTTTGGCTTTAATGGATATGCCTTTAAAATATTTACAAGTTCCAGACGGAAGATTGTTTTATGCTTTAAAGTCTTTTGGAATTAAACAACTTGAGCTTTTAAATAACAAAGTTGTTCAAGAATTTAAAAAAGGAAATAAATCGACAGCAGGTAAGAATCTTTTGACTTACGCAGCTATAGTTGGGATGGGAAATGCAACCGTACAAGAGACAAAAAATTGGATGCAGGGTAGAAGTTTTGACATAACAAGAGTTCCAGATAATTTTACAAATTACCTTTTAGCTACTGCAATGACATCTAGATACAGTGTTGATAAAAATTTAAAATCTGGAGATGCGATAGGACTCATGCTAGAAAGTGTTGCTCCACCTATTAGTGCGTTACAACAAGCAGGAAAAGATATTTTTTCCGTAATAAAATCTACCACAAGTGGTGAAGAAATAGATCCTAAAGTTGTAAAAAGCATACCTGGAATTGGTAGATGGTATTACAATATGTTTTTAGGCGGAGCAGAAGAATTCTTAGAAAGAGAAGAAAAAAGAAAAGACTAGCCCCTCACTCAGAGGGGTTCATCTCGTTTTCTATAATAAAATCTACATACTGTTTAATCTTGCGAAGGTCTTCGATACCTCCCTTAGCTCTCCACCTAGTGATGTACTTGATAATATTCCCCTCGCAGTACCCTAAGTTATTAGCCATGATGTACTCTATGGGCTGAATCTTTAAAGACTTGTAATGACTTCCCCCTACTTGATGATCGTTAACCCTCAATGCAATGTCTCGCATTCTTCCTCCTGCTCTCTTATGTATTTTAAGAATTGTTTTTGTGTGAACTTAGACTTGTTAACAAATCCCGTAAGGTCTTCTAGCATTACGGCAAGTGTTCCTAAGTGATTGAGGTCGCTACCCGTAAGACTTCTAAGCTTGTCATTAATCCACTCATAAGCCTCTTCAGATCCAACCATTTCTATTTCTATGTCTGATAATTCTTTTGATATTTCTTTTGTCATAATCCAATCCTTTTCTCATGATACTTAATCAGCGCATTCCATTCTCTTAGCATTTCTTCGTAGTCTACTTTATAGAATTTAATCGGGTCTGATTTCTTGGCTATCATCTCTTCTACGAAACCTTTACCGTAATACTCCTGCATCCATATCGTGTACTGCTGCGCTGCTGAACCATATTTCATGCCGTATGCGTTACAGCTTTTACATTGTGGGTGTACATTCCTTATGTCCAAAGCCCAGTAAGAACTAGATCCTTTGGGAATGAAGTGGCCTCCATCCATGTCCTTGTAATGTTTCTTACACCCGCAAGACACGCACTCACAATATCCGTTAGCATCTGTTGCTGCTATTCTAGCTAACTTCTGTAGAGCCTGGAGGCATTTGGATCTTGGTGTAGATGAATTACGTTTGCGTTTCATTAAGTCTCTCGCGGTTGAGTAGATGAGCGATTTTAATTTCTGCTTTATTTTGACCCGTATAAGGTACTGCCATATTAGCACTAACAAGCTCTGCATTTAGACTTATCTCTTCGCTTTTTATTACACCTAAGTACCGCCCGTATTTGTCTTTCTTTTTCGTCTGGAGCGTGAACGCTTTGTTTTCTTCAAAGAAGCTTTGTACGAATTCCTTTGCGAGGAGTCCATATCTTTTTTCAACTTTGTCAGAAGTTCTCGATTCGGGTGTGTCAATTCCAAATAAGCGTATACGCTCCCCATGAATCCAATGATTGAAACCAAGGTCAATATCAACATCTACTGTATCTCCGTCTATGACTCTGTCTAATTTACAATTATATTCATACACCTCTATAAATCCTCTTTGTTCCTAAAAGAAGTTCACACTTAGGGCAGAATGCCCGACCAGACATAAGACACATTAAGGTTTTCTCTGCCCTTCTTTGAGCAATGCAGTCCATTTTGCTATACCTTACCGTCAGTAAGGCTTTGGTAAACTCCAAGCTCTCTACGGGATAAGTTTTTGCAATAAACTTTACGTCCTCTGGGGGTTCGTATTTAGATTCTGATAAATTTCCTTCTTTTTTCATGACTCTCTCCCTAAATATTCAGTGTAATGCCTGATATATCTTCTGTTTAATTCTATGCTTAAAGCAATCAAAGCATTGTAAGTTTCTTTTGCTTTCTTTTTGTCAATGTTCTCCAAGCCTATCTCTAGTTCATCATTGGCTTGGTGTATTGTCGGCATAAACTCCTCAAACATAAGTCACTCCTTAATCATTCCTTATTAGGAAATGGAACATATAGATCGTGCTTTGAGAATACCTGCCCTAAGTGATGACTCAATACCTCATGCACTTTGTCATAGTCTACAGTCTTTGCATCTGCAGTAGACTCAGTACCTATGAGAGCCTCTTGCACTGGCTTCCATAAAGTTTCTTTGACCCTCTCTCCGCTCCAGGGAACGTCTACGCTCTTTTTCTCTAGAACCTTTTGCATCGGTAGACCTCTGTCATTCAAGACTTCCGCAAGCCGACGACAGTACAAGTGGAGCGCGTTATTCTGTGCATTGCTCCTCGTCTTGCCCTCAGTCCAACGGATGGTGACGTACCCCTTAGATTTATACATCTTGTCTAGGTGCTTCTCAAAACATTCTTTTGTGTGATCGTTACTGATAACCCAGTGTTTACCTTGTATATCCATAATTACCCCTTTTTTTCTTTGTGTGCTTTTAAATAACTCTTCCTTACTATTAGCTGCGCTAAAGCAAACGAATCGTTGTTGAACGTCATAGGAGGGCATTGCGTAATCGTCCCTCCATTGGCGAGATACTCAGCAACCTGAGCGTCTATCTTCTCCCTTAGCTCTTCTTTGGTGTTAGTCGGCTTCATGGTTCAATCTCACAAACTCATCCATCGTTATACCAAATGCTTCTGATAACTTGTATAAAGTATCTATAGTTGCACCCTTGCGATTCATTAGATGGTAATAGTTTGAATGTAAAATACCCATTTGATCCGCTATTTCTGTGGGTTTTTTGCCTAATCTATCATGTGCTTTTCTCACGCACTGTCCGATATTAATTTCCATACAACACTCCAAAACGGGGGCATATAGCCCCCATAACAGACCTAGAAGGGGACATCTACCACGCCCTTTGACTCAACCTTGGACTCAGCCTTCTGCTCAGGCACAAAGTCATCCACAGAAAGGCTAAGATACTTCTTACCCGCCTTTGATTCCCGAACCCATCCCGCAATCTTGAAGTCCGAACCCTTGAAGTTAAAGCTTCCCTTGTAATCAGGTGCTTTATCATTGGTCTTGTCCTGCTTGAACAACGCCCCTCTATCAGTATTATCGTAATCCATAATTAATCCTCAAATTGATTTACGTTCTCTTTAATTAAACCCACAGCCTTGGTAACGTGCTTGGCTAGTGAAGCTATGTATTCCTCATCACGCTCTACGCGAACGATCAAGGGTTTCATATCGGGGTGATAAGACATGAAGTCCCACCATTGCCTATCGGTTACCCATAGACACCCCATGACTTGTTGTTTATATCTGTTTGGTAGTTTCCCCCCGCGAAGATATTCAACATGAGTAGCAGGCGCAGGACATTTGATTTCTAATCCCCCATCCCTACCAATGAGGCCGTCTGGTGAACAGCCTGCGTCAATGTCATCATGCAAAATAAAACCCATCTCATGCACTTTGACCTGATTCGTTTGTATGTATAGATTCCTGGCTTCTGACTCTAGCTCTACGCCACGCAACATCCACTGATTTTGGAATATAGGAACACGCTCACCTGTGAGTTCTTCTGCGACTAGCTGATTGATGTACCCATTAGCCTGAGTAGACCAATCACCCTTAGCGGTGATGATCTTGTCATACATACTGGCAGAGGGTATGCCTAGTCTTGCGGCAAACCACTCAGCCGATCCTTGTTCGCACTCAAATACCCTCATAGATCAAAGTCGTCATTGGATACTTTAACAGGCTCAGGCTTTGCAGATCTTTCAACCTTGGTCCGTAAGTCTTGAGGCTTGGCATTCTTAAACTCATCTGCCTCATCCTCAGAATAAACATCCCCATGAAGCCCAACCAGCTTGAGGATAACCCTATCTTTGGCTCTCTTCTCAGCCATAGCAAAAGGGTATCCGTTCTTGTTATTGTAGGGAGCAGCCTCTCCGAACGACCACTCAGAATGATCGTTGAGGTGACCAGTGACAGAGACAGCCACTAGCTTATTTGCCATGTCGCTTTGTACGATCATAGGCGGGTCAAACTTAATGCCTTTGTAGGCAGCAACCTTCTCCAATGCTTTGTGTAATATGACGGGCGTACCATGACAGTCCCATGTCGCAGTCTCTGGTGTCTCGCCTATCTCCCTTAAAACTTCCCCTACTTTTTTCATGCTGTATCCTCCCAGGATCTTATTAAACCTTTTATCATTAACTCTATTTCAAGAAGCTTGGCATCTACGACATCACCCTGCGAAGCGATAATGTCCTGTATTTCCTTGAGCCTTAGCTCCAGCTCTTCTAAAGTCATGCCCTTGACTCCAGCCATTGAGCTTCCATCTGAGCCTCGGCCATTGCGTCTTCGGCATACCGAATACCGTATAGTTCAAGAGCCTCTTCGCATAGGTCTGTTTCCATATCACATAGATATTTGAGGTAATCTAACGCGCAATCTCTCAAAAGCTTTTGATGGTCGATGACATTATCGAGTGAGGAGGTGACAAGAAAAGACCCTAAAGAATCTGCAACATCGCTAGAGTTCTGCATCTCGAATAGAATGTTATTCATATGCTCGGTATTGTCTTCGCCTTGAAGTAGATTGATTATCATCAGATCTATGTCTGACTTATCAACCTTGTCCCAGTGTATCTCTCCCTCGATGAAGCAATGAGTGACCGTATCATCTTCAACTAACCAGTTTTTATAATATTTACCTTTCATAATTTTCCCCTTTTAAGTCATTGGTATTTCAGTAAATCTATCCCAATTAAAATGTGCCATCTCTTCAGAGTAAGACTGTCCCTTTCTGTTTTCACTCCAATCTTTTCCTATGCTTATCTTATCTATATCAGAATGAAATACTGTATCGTTCCGCACTTCAGAAACCAAAATGTATTCCAATGACTCTATGTTTAAATCATCATCACACCAACCAACAACCAACATAGACGGTATGTGTAATTTATCTGATAAAATTTGTAAGCTTTCTATTTTATTTTTAGCAACAAAAAAATCAGGTATTGCTTTGCTAGGTTTCCGTCTGCATCTAATCTCAATAATTCCTTTTGCTTCAAAAGATTTATTTATTGCTAGATAATCTGCCCTAGACATAGGGTTTTGAGAAACCATTCGTACTTGCCACTGACGTTCCACAATTTTGGCTACTTGATCTTCGTTATTCTTTTCTTTCTTCGTTACTTCAATCATAATTTTCCCCTTTGTTGTGTGAATTAAAACAGCATATCATTGTCTTCGTCAACATTTATTTCACCTTTTTTAAAATTAAATGGCATTGATCGCCCTTCGTGGCTAGTAAACTGAAGCGAATTATTAAAGTAGAAA